ACAGACCCATATAATCTAGGCTGTTTTAATGCGTGGTTCTTAGCAAAATATCTTCCACTAACAAAAGAGCAAATTCTTAAAGCTCAAAAAGCTGAATGTTTTGAGGTTATAGGTCAGCTTGTTCTAGCCTGTGGAAGACTTAACGAACTGCTTGAGGACGCTGTTAGTTATGATGATTATGGACATTTTTTCTCACATTATGATGGCGTTAAAATCGACTTAGAAACAACTGATTACATGATGTTTAGAACTAATTGAGATTGCATCGGTTGGCCTATCGGAAACGGTAGGCGTTCCCATGCAATCAAGCATGATTAGGAGAATATAAAAATGAAATATCCAATTAAAAAAGATCGTAATTACACGATAACAAAAGAATGGACGGGTAAAGATAAGCCACAATACGTTATCAGATTTTGTAATGAATGGGTTGATAGTAAACCAACTATGAGCAGTGCAACAATACGTGCTATTGAAGTGCAATTCGTTAATGAATGGAATTCAATGATACGTTCTGACGAGGTGCAATCATGAGACTTTACACAAACAGAAAAGGTAATTGGGCTGGCACTCAAGCAGATGCTAAAAAACTGGGTGGGTTTTTCTGTGTCGATGTACCCACAATAAAACCAGAGTTGTTAAATTTCTTAAACTTATACAACGTTAAAGAAACTATTTACCAACCCATAGAGACACCACCAGCACCCACTAGGCAACCATCCGACCCATCCAAGCCCAGAGAGATCAAGCAGAACTCATGGGACGAATTTAACACGGTCAAGAAGCATTTAGAAACGTGTAATCGTGAGGCTGTTTTTACAATCATGAATTTAGCAATCCAACGATACTATGAATTGGATGGCGTTGAAGATTGATTGCATCAGTTAACCCATTGGAAATTTCAGTGGGTTTGCTCATGCAATCAAGCATGAATTGAAAAGGAAAATATTATTATGGACGTTTTACTATCAACAACTACAATCGACAGTTCAGCAGATTTTGCAGAGTATTCGAACGGGGTTCACGCCGCATACGAGCAAATCAATACACCAGATTTTAGAATTACTGAAGCATTCGAAAGCTTTCACTATGACCCTGCAGACACCTTTTTTCAGCAAGGTTTCTTTGATGCTATAAGCCACGAACTTGAAAAGGTTCTTAATGTTTAGCCACGTCTTATCAGTGTTCTTACTGCAGATGTTTGGAAAACAAGAAGACCAAACAAAAGTAGTAAGGACAGATCAAAAACACATCCCAATGTGGAAGCCAGAATATAAAGGAGAAGAGCCACCATTTTAGGATTAAAAGTTTTGGTTGAAAATAAATGCGTAAACGTATAGAAACCTAAACATCCTACTAACCATTTCATATCCATTAGGGATTGAGAGCAGTAAATGTTAATTGAATAGGAATATAAAATCGTAATGAGACTAGAAGTTGACTGTGGACTAACCACAAATGGTAACAAACAAGTATCAAAAAGATATTGCATAACCCAAAATACTTGGTATGGTAAATCTATTGAACTACGTGCCTTGAATATTATAATAATAATCGACTTGATATATAAGAAAAAAGGACTAGAGAAAAAACATGAAACATAGGAATAAAAGCATCGACCACGGCGGACACTCCAGACCAGTGTCTTCATGGTGTAATCCGTTTACTGGACCACCTCAAAAACTGAACTCAATTAGAATAATGAACTGGTGGATAAAGAATAACTTTGCTCTACCGAAATATTGGATAAGTTTAAAATGCAATCCAGTGTGATTGGCATTTAGAAGAGAAAGAAAAATGAAACAATTAAATAATGTCGTTGAAGCTTTAAACATAATGGCTGATTTATATTACAAATGTACAGTAAATCACGCACGAGTTTTTCTATATGTTGCCGCCCACCGCGATGAGATAATTGAAACAAGAGACTTAGTAGCTATTTTAAATATAACTCAATCTAGTTTAAACAGAACAATTAGATCAATGGCTCATAGGTCATACCTAAAAGAAGAAGGTTTAGGTATATTAGAATTAAAGACTTCGCCAGAAGATGAACGTCAGCGAATAGTTACTTTAACACCTAAAGGACTTGAGTTGGCTATGAGAATGGAGAGTAAAATCTATGGAAAATAATCAAGCCATACCCAAAGGAATCATACAGCGCGGTAGAAAATACCGCGTTTCAGTTATGGTTGAGGGTACAAGACAGACTGCAACCTGTAAAAATTTAGTCGAAGCTATCTCAGTTTTAGAGAGATTTAAGCGTGGATTATTAACAGGACATATAGTTAATTATTCTACTTGGAATGTCTCAACAGCTTGGGATAATTACATTAGATATCGAGTTGAGATTTCCCCTAATTCTACAGGCAACCCAAAGAAGTTTAATTGGTATGGCAAAATGATAATGAATTACTTCGGTAAAACTACATCATTGGATATGCTAACCGAAGCTAACGTTTCTTCTTTCTTTGATTTTCTAACCACTAAGAAGAAATACTCAGCTAGTTGTACAAACTATCTAGGAACATTAGTTTATCAAATGCAGTTATTTGCTCACAAGAGAGGCCACCTATCAACGACACCTGTTAGAATGGAGAGCCGTAAGTTAACTAAAGGACGCATTAGATTTGTGACTGCAGAAGAAGAACTAAAAATTCTCGATTGGTATAATACAACTGGTCGAGAAGATGATGCAGATTTAGTTGTATTCTTTTTAGATACAGGCATGAGAAAATCAGAAGGTCTCAGGTTAACCTTTAACGATATCGATTTTAAAACAGGTCGTATATCAATCTGGCAAACTAAAACAAACTACCCACGATCTATCAAAATGTCAGCGCGTGTCAGAACTATTCTAATGGGTCTCAGGCTACGTGTTAATGGTAATGATAGGAGAGTATTCGGACACATAGCTGAGAAGCGTTTCTACAGGAATTTCTGGGAGATGAGAGATGCTTGTGGGTTTGGTAAGGACTTAGTTATACATACCTTTAGACACACCTGTTGCACTCGTTTACTAGGAGCTGGTGTAGACATCCGATCAACTCAAGAATGGATGGGTCATTCGGATATTTCTATGACACAACGTTACGCTCATTTCATTCCAAGTAAGCTTGATGATGCAGTCGAAGCATTGGATAGTTTACAAAATACAGACATCAATTTAGAAGGAGATAACATCACATTATTTAACCCTCGCAGGGCTTAAAATAAAATGGTGTAAACTGGGTGCAAAGTGGGTGCAAACCTACACCAGTAGTTTAGGAATATACAAGGTATACAATGGGTTACGCATTGTTAGTAGGATAATAAACAGAAACCTTCACTATTCCCTGTATATCCATAAACGATTAGAAGCTCATATTAATATAGGTATTTCCTACATTTTATGGGTTTCTTTTTCATATTATTCTATGCGTTATCGAGTACAAAACGTATACGCATCAACAATAATTTTGCACCATTACACCATCCCTTGCACCCCCCAACAATTTAATCAATGAAAACAAGGGCTTGTAATTAGGTTGCACTCTAGCACCGCAAGACCCTCCAACATACTAAAGGATACTACAGGATGACCAACGATCTGTACCGAGTACAAGAAGAGCTAGAACAAGAAGCTAGAACATTAACAATCAAGAGATTTGAAGAGGAACTAAAAGATAAAATAGAACGAGGTGACGAATCATCTACCTACTATGGAAACACTGTGATGAAGCGTTCTATCGAGAGTGTTATTGAAGGCATCCATGATGTCTATGAAGAAGCTGAACAAGGTAATGCAGGTAGACGTTCATCTGCAGTAGCCATGATGAAACTATTTAAACCAGAAATCCTAGCTTTCTTTACTGCTAAAGTAATCATGGATAGGATATCTAAGAAAGCAATCTTACAGGATATGGCTATCAATGTGGCTCAGTATCTTGAGGATGAACTAAGGTTACAATCTTTTGAAGAACAAAAACCTTACCTGTTGAAATCAATTCAGAACAATAAAGAAACTACACGTTCACGAAAGAGAACTGAAATCATAGCGGCATACAACAGATACTGTGAGGAGTGGGTTGGCTGGACTAAGGACGAGAAGACACACCTTGGAACTAAACTAATTTATATATTCCAAGAGCGTACAGGATTTATTGAACTGGTTATGAAAAAGAAAGAGCGCACTAACAAAGCTTTATATAACGTTGTACCTACACAGGCAGTCGTGGATTTTATTGAAAAAAATAAGAACGCCGCTTCACTTATGCAACCTATATTTCAACCGATGGTTGTACCGCCGATGGATTGGACAAGCCCCTTCTCTGGTGGATACCTAACACACTACACCCCTCGCCTTCCCTTAATTAAAACAGGTAATAGAAATTATCTAAAGGAACTAGAGAACTTAGGTGATGAATTGAAAGATGTTTATGACGCAGTAAACACAATTCAGAAGACACCTTGGGCAATCAATAAGTTTGTATTGAAAGTGTTCCAGCAAATCCACGATAACGGTATTCCTGTAGGCAACCTACCACCACAAGAGGATATGCAGAAACCACCTTCACCTCTACAGTTTGACCGTGATAGTTCTACGTTGACCGATGAAGAGAAAAAGAAGTTCAAAGATTGGAAAAGAAAAGCCACTAAAATCTATGACGAGAACATCCGTATAGGTTCTAAAAGAAACCTGACAGCACGGGTAAGATTTATGGCAGAAAAATATTCTGAGTTTGAGAGTATCTTCTTTGTACATACGATGGACTTTAGAGGTAGGCTGTACCCTGCAGGTAGTTCACATCTCTCACCGCAAGGTAATGATTTATCTAAAGGACTGCTACAGTTTGCAGATGGTAAACCATTAGGTACAAACGAGGCCGCTTGTGAACTAGCAATCCACGGTGCTAACTGCTTTGGATATGACAAGGCATCGATGCAAGAGAGAGTTGATTGGGTAGTAGAAAATGAGCAACGAATATTACAGGTAGCTCATGACCCAATGGAAGACTTATGGTGGGCTAAAGAAGCTGACAGTCCTTGGTGTTTCCTAGCATTCTGTAAGGAGTGGGAAGGATATAATCTTTTTGGTTATGATCATGTAAACTACATACCAGTTTGTAAGGATGGTAGTTGTTCTGGCCTTCAACATTTCTCAGCCGCTTTATCTGACGGTGAAGGTGCAACACAAGTAAACCTACTACCATTAGATAAACCTGCAGATATCTATCAGACTGTGATTGATAAAGCTATCATCAGAGTTAAGGCTGATGCTGTGCGTGGGGAGAATAAAGAAATAGCACAGGCTTGGTTAGATTTTGGTATGACCAGATCGTCGAGTAAAAGATCAGTAATGACACGGGTCTATGGTTCAACGTTGTTCTCAGCAAGGTCATTTGTACAGGAATATATAGTTGATACAGACTTGAAAAGATTACAAGCTGATAGATCATATGTATCTCCTTTACTTGATAAAGAATTTGATGCGGCAATCTACCTAGCTAAGTATATCTGGGAAGCTATCAACGATACAGTTAAGGCGGCTAAGACAGGCATGGATTGGTTACAGTCTTGTGCTAGGGAGTTGGCTAAAGAAAACTTACCTATCACTTGGACTACTATCGATGGCTTACCTATCATGCAGAACTATCCTGATATGAAGAAGCGCAGAGTTAAGACCAAGTTTGGTGACAAGCTAATCTATATGACAGTACAGGAAGCTATCAAAGATAAGCTGGATAGCAGACGACAAGGTAATGGCATCAGTCCTAATTGGGTTCACGCTAATGATAGCTGTCACCTAAGAATGACAGTCAACCTATCTAAGTTCAACGGTGTCACTCACTTTGCTATGATACATGATAGCTTTGGATGTCACGCCGCTGATGTTGAGATGCTTGGTGCTTGTCTAAGAGAAACCTTCATAGAACTTTATGTAGAGAACGACCCACTACAGAAATTTAAGAATGAAGGAGAGCTGTTAATCGATAGAGAACTACCTGACCTACCAGCAAAGGGTGACTTCGATGTTACACAAGTACGTCAGTCAGAGTTCTTCTTTGCATAATTCTAACCATTAACGATTAGGTTGCACTATAGCATTCTCACGAAACCGAAAGGAACTTATGGATACTGAGACACTCATAATGATGGCTGAATACTATAAGCGAAATGCGATGCCCTTGCCTGTCGATGTACAGGCGAGGCTTCATGCTCATGGTATTTCAACTACTGAATATCAACACAACTAAAGGAATAAGTATGACGAATTTTGTCACACCTAAAGGCATAGCAGTATGGCCTAAACTAAATGCACCAGACTACAAATTTAATGTAGATGGTGAGTATAAAACAACACTGAAAATAGAGGCATCTAAAAGCCAAGACCTGATCAAACAGCTTGAAGGTTTACGCGATGCTTACAGGGATGAAGAAGCTAAGAACAATCCTAAGATTGCTAAGTATGATCTAGCTCCTGTCTATGAAGAAGAAGAAGACGACCAAGGTAATCTTACTGGCTTCAATTTGTTTAAGTTTAAACAGAAAGCTAAGATTACTACACGCCGTGGTGAGATGGAGATGAAGGTTGCTTTATATGATAGCAACAAGACACCTACAGATGCCACAGTAACTGGTGGTTCTACTATTCGTGTAGCGGCAAGCGCATATACATATGCAATGCCTTCAACTAGACGTGTCGGTGTATCGCTGAGACCATCAGCTATACAGATTATCCAACTGGCTCAAGGGTCTGGCGGTGCTGAAGCTTTATCTATGTTTGATAAAGAAGATGGCTTCGTCGCAGATAACTTTGATAATAGTAGCGAGGCGGTAGCAGTATCAGATGACGCAGACTTCTAAGCGAAAGCTTGGTGGTGTCAGAAATTCTACTGTAAGACAGAACGCAATAAAGAATGGTTGGCGGTCAGGGTTAGAAGAAACCCTTGCCGCTGACTTACGTTCTAAGGGTATCGATTACCAGTATGAAGAGAACGTACTGAAGTATGAAGTACCCTCAAGGATGGCACGATACACACCAGACTTTTATATTAAAACTAAATCTGGGAAGACAATCATAGTAGAAAGCAAGGGGCAGTTCAAAGTTGCCAATAGACAATCCATGATACTGGTAAAAAATCAGCATCCAGATATCGACCTTCGCTTTGTATTCTCCAACAGCAAACAACGTATTTCTAAAACCAGCAAGACAACCTACGCCATGTGGTGTGAGAAGCACGGCTTCTTATACGCAGACCGTACAGTACCAGAGGAGTGGCTAAATGAATAAAGAAGATGTCACACATATTATTATACACTGTGCGTACACACCCAGAACTATGGACATTGGTGTCAAAGATATTGACCGCTGGCATAGAGCTAAAGGATGGCTCGGTTGTGGTTATCATCTGGTCATTAGACGCGATGGCACTGTTGAATATGGTAGACCATTATCACGTACAGGCGCACACGTCAGATCAATGAATAGGAAATCAATCGGCATCTGTTTGATTGGTGGCATGAACGCTGACAAAACTGGAGCGCAGATAAATTATACTGATGAACAATATGCATCGTTAAAGAAAACTATCGATGAACTAAAATGGGAACACTTCCCTGATGCTAAAGTTAAAGGCCACACAGATTTTGATAAGGGTAAGACCTGTCCAAATTTTGATGCTGAACTTTGGTACAATACAGGTGAGATAGTATCCACCATTTAATTAAGTTGCACTATAGCATTTTAATATTTTCCTCCCAACTGGCCTCACGCTTTTCGCGTGGGGTCTTTTTTATCTGGAGACATAATGTCACTCACAACAATTCTAATTCTAATTACAATGCTACTCTACTTTCTTGGCGGTGTTCTATTAACACGGCAAGTCAGTATGGAGCTAGAAGAAGATCAAGACTTAGCCTTACGTAGCTGGTTGTTCATCTTTTTCTTATGGCCTGTCGAGGCCGCACTCGATGTCTGGTTCACACTATTAGATGCACTAGGCAATCCCCGAAATCCTGACAACTAGGAGACTACTATGAATAAGACTACACAGATTAAAGACCACCTAAAAAAGTACGGCACAATCTCACCGTTAGAAGCTATGTCAAACTATAGCGTCTGGCGATTAGCCGCAGAGATACACAGACTACGACAACGTGGTTTGGATATCACAACCTTAATGAAACGCGCACCTAATGGAGCGAAATATGCAGAGTACCAGCT